TTTATACCAGGAGGCTCGTCCCCTCCTGAGAGTGGCTAGGGCCACCCCTACCGAGGGATCGGTAGTGGAGGTTGGGGTGCAAACCCAACCTTCGCCTCTAGGCAATAGGGCTGCAGCGGGTAATGCCGTGGGTGCAGGTGAGCCTAGAGTAGAGGAGATGGAGGTTGACCCAGCGGGTGGACTGTCCCCCTCGCCTTGGGGCTACCATGATGGTGGCTTTGAGGATATGTGGCACGGAGGAAGGCCCCTCGAAGTATGGGAGATGAGGCCAAATGAGGATCGGTTAACAAACGATTCTATTATTAATCTGTGTCCAGGACATATGTCCCAAAAGCGCTGGAAGAGAGCCTGTGAAGAATCCGTGACCTTTAAAAATATAACCGCTGACGAGGTTGAAGTGAAATGGTTAGGATTAGTAGGCTGGGTGCGCGATATAGGGGACATTCCGAATGTAATTCGGTTGATGTTGTTGACTTATTTATTTGTTCCAGGAATGAAAGCTAGTTCTGAGTCTGAAATGGTAGTAGCAGTAGCTCAAGCAGAGTTATTGCGAGCTCAGTCTCAATTTTGGATGGCTTTTATGGTTTTCTTATGTGTGATGACAGTAATAAGTTGTATGTTTGGTTTGCAGTTCTTTTATTTTGCCTGTCGGTTTGTACCATGGGCACAGAAGGAGTATAAGCAATGGAGAACGTTGAGTTGTGTATATGGGTTTTTATCCTTATTGACTCCGTTTGCTGCCAAGTGGTGGTTTAGAAAGCCAGATGTTATGTTTCCGCAAGGAGCACGACAGGATACTAATCGTGCAGGGATGTTTTTGACTGGGCTGTTGTCATTGATGATGTTTTTATTGGCGCCTGTTATGGGTGCTAAGAAAATTGTCAATTTGATTAAGCCGGTTTTAGATCTTTTGCGCCAATTGCCTTATGCAAGTTGGTTGATGGATTGGTTGTATAAATGGTATAATGGGGAAGTTGATTTTGATGATCTCCCCCAGACACCACATGAGTTTAATGAAACTCTGGCAGATGCTGATTTGAAGGATTTGCAAGATGATATCAAAAATGTTAAAAGAAAATTTGCTGGTGATGATACTTCACCAGTGTCTCCTGTAGATGTATCAGAGAGTGTTAAGAAATCTCTTAAGTGTAGCTTTTGTGGAATGATATATTGTGTGTGTCCTTGCCCAACATGTAAGTTGGATGTGGATCAATGTCACTGCCCAGGTAGAGTGGGACAAGAGCAAGATGGTATTTTAGATACCTTGCTCGCACAAGTAGAGGAAGACACAATTCGAGCAGAAAATAAGTCCCGAGAAGGGTTGAAATCAGCATCGGAAAGTATCCCCAAGGATAATAATATTGGGTTTGATTACACAAAGCAAAATTTTGTGGCCCAATCGAAGGAATTGAATGCAAAATTAAAGAGAGAAGAGCGAGCGCGACAGCGGGCTCAAATGAAGCAGGATGGTTCCTATGTTGAGTCAGAAGAGGAAGATGAGAAATCTCCTCTGATTGAACCACAAGCAGTAGGTCTTACGGGTTGGATACCGTTATTTCCTGCCTTATGGTCCTGGTTGAATGCACAGTTTGATAAAATGCGTTCATCAGATGCGGGTAAGGAAGATGTAAATGTAGGAGTGAAAGAGCATTTTGATAAGCGTGAAGCTGAAGTGCCCCCCTATGATGAAAAGGCTGAAAAGTGGTGGAATGACTTTTGGGAGAGTGGCCCAACTTGGGATGGCATTGGAGAGTTCTTTGAAGATAAAAAGAACCGATGCCAAAAATTCTGGGAGGAGCAACCAGAGCGTGTGAAAACAGCTGTGAAGGTAGTAGCAGCAGTGAGTACAGCTTACGTTGTTCTTTCTAGTCTTGCTAGACTAATTCCGGATGAAGATGAAGCGGAAGGTCAAGCAAAAGGGAAAAATAAAGGAAATCGCCGTAGAGGAGGAGTACGAATCAAGAAAGGTGGAAAACGGTTTCAAGAACCGAGCGGAGGTGCAGAACCGGAGCTCGATTATGAACAGTTTGAAGAACCTGATGATGATCGTTATGAATTTGCGGTGGATGAGCGAGAAGATTCTGAGTATTATCAGTATCGCCCTAAGAAATTGGGACGACAAGCTCGCCCTTTAAAGAAGCAAACTGCTGTGCCAACGTTGCGGGATGATGCTCATATTAAGAGAAAGATTTATGAGAGTAAGCGACGAACTTATCGTGTAGATAAGAGAGTATTGGCAAAGTTTTTGTCAGATTCACGCCAAGCTTTGGATAGTGAATTGGCAAAGATGAGAAAGCAGAGTTGGAATCCTATGGATAAGTCGGCTGGTGTGTTTCGAATTTATGATGATCAAAATCGTTATCGATGCACTGGGACTTTAGTAGGAAGTCGCATGTTTGTGGTAAACCACGCTATTAATGAGAGTTTAAGTGGTAATTATCATGCGCGCAATCATGTTCACAGTTTAGAATTGAAGTTGGATACTTTTCAATTGGTGAATGATGAGATTGGCTGGTTTTTGGTCAATGGGATTGCGTCCCCCTTCAAGAATAAGGACTTGAAAGTCTTGGAGGTTGCTTCTATAGTTACGGTATTTGGTTACGGAAGTGGTGAAGGAAGTTCTCCAGATGCTGTGCAAGGTTTTGCTAGCCCAGTTGGGTGGTGTAATGCCCCAACACGGAATGGAGATTGCTCTGCCCCCGTATTTGATGTGGATGGAAAAATTGTAGGTTTTTGGACCCATGGAAATGGAAAAACATTTGGGCGTTTTGAACCGATTACTGATGAATGGAAAACTTTGATGGCGGAAAGTCCTCAGGCAGTTGTGCATGAAGGATTAAATTTTCGCTGTCGCCCCCTCTCCCCCAAAATTTAGTGGAGTCGCCGTTCTTTGAACGGTATCCTTCTAAGTTTAAGGAGAAGGATGGGGCCTCAGTGTTTAGTGAGGAAGTGTATTTGTCTGCAGAACATCTACAGTGGTTACCGGAAACTTATTTTCCAGTGGTTATGCAAGTTCAGCGTTATCCGCGCTATAAAAATAAGCGGAGTGCTGATATTTATGTGAAATCTTATTTAGATGAGAATCATATTGAAGAGAGCCCTGATTGGGGTCTTCCGGCACCAAACCAGGAAGCTGCGTATAAGTCTTTGGCAAAGTATGCAAAGGATGTCCTGTCAATGAATGAAGAACAAGTGTTAGGCATGAATAAGGCCTGGGAATGGACAGCGCAACATTTTGCGCCTTATATGGGTGGTGCTCGCATTAGAACTGCAGAGGAGGTTATTCCAGAATTGGATAAGACAACATCTTCGGGTTTTCCTTTTAACCTTCATTATGGGAAGAAAAGTGATTTGTTAAAAGAGTGTCCAGAAATCGTGGCTTGGGTAAAGCACGATTTCGATGTGAATATGTTAGATGAAAATTATTGTTTTTGTTGGACAAATGCGTTAAAAGAGGAAGTTAGGCCAACTGTGAAGACGTTGCAGAATAAGATTCGAACGTTTACGGCAGGAGCCTTTGATGGGACGGTGAATGGAAATCGTCTCTTTGCCGATATGAATGAGAAAATGAATGATTCTCATTTACAAACGGCATCTGGTGTAGGTATGAGTCCTTTGAAGGGAAATTGGGACCGCTTGTATCGCAAGTTGAATATCTTTACGAATGGCTATGCGTTGGATGAGTCAGAGTATGATTCTTCATTACGTTCCTACATGATGTGGGGATGTGCAAAGCTTCGTTTTGATATGTTGGAGAAATCTGAGCAGACGCCAGAGAATCGCCAGCGAATACGAGTTTATTACCGGAACTTGGTGAATTCATTGATCATTACTCCAGAGGGAGTTTTGGTTATGAAGTTGGGAGGTAACCCATCAGGTTCAGTTAACACCATAAATGATAATACATTAATTTTATATTGTCTTCTCGCCTATGCATGGATTATGAATGCACCAGGTGAGCCCAGTTATTTGGAATTCGAGGCCAATACATCAAAGATTTTAGTAGGTGATGATAATACATGGACAGTTAGTGATTATGGGCATCGTTTTTATAACGCACGAACGGTAATATCAACGTGGAATAAGATAGGAATAACAACAACCACGGATGATTTGGAACCGAGGGAAGCAAAAGATTTAGATTTTCTTTCAGCAAAGACTATTTTCTTTTGTGGAAAAGCAATTCCAGTATATGATCGAGCAAAACTTATGACCAGTTTGCTTTATTCGGAAACGAAACAACAATCCCCTGCGTTTACATTGCTGCGTGCAGCAGCTTTGATGCAAGTGGGATGGTCAGATACTCAATTTAGAGCATTTTGTAGAGAATTTATTTCTTGGCTACTTGAGCATTTTGATAAAATTTGTTGTGATGATATTGACTGGATTCAGGCTAAGAGTGGAATTTTGACAGATCAAAAACTGTCAAAGTTGTTTTTGGGAGAGGAGGTTTTTCCTCAATCTTTAAATCCAGGAGGTGTAGAGAGTTGTTTTCCGTGGATTATTTATCAGGAAATAGAGAAAGATTTTAAGAAGCCTGATAAAAGAAGAGAGATGTCGACTATGGTCGTACAGAAACAAAAGAAAAGCCGATCTCGACGTGGGAAAGGCGCGAAAGCGACACGTCAACAACAACCGCAAGTTATGGTTTTTAAGACCCTTGCAAATCCAAATGCCCCTAGAGCACCAAATGGTGGTAGGGGTCCTGGCCGAAGAAGAAATCGAACTAAAAATCGAAATCGGGCCGGACGTGGAAGGAATAATCAAGGAGGAATTCAAGGAGCTCAGGCTTCGAAGGGTGTCCGTGGGATGCGGATGAAAGGATGTCAAGTTATTGAACGAGAAGAAATTCTTGACATTGTTGGAAATGGAGCTAATTTTGGAGTGGTTCAATCTATTCCTATTAATCCTGGTCAATCTGGGACTTTTCCAACACTATCAAAGCAAGCCGTTATTTGGCAGCGTTATAGGTTTCAGTCATTGCGATTTGAATATGAGCCTACTGTTAATGAGTTTGCAACTGCAGGAACAACTGGGAAGGTTATATTCCAGGTTAATATTGATGCTGCAGATGGACCCCCAACAACGAAGGCAGCAGCATATGCTACTGATTCTCAGTTGATGAATTCTGATCTTCCATCAAGAAAATTTGCAATTAGTGTTCCTGCTCGCTATTTGCAGCCAGTGGGAAAGGACTGGCATTATGTTAGGCAGGGGGGTTTACCGGGTGGAGCAGATATACATGAGTATGATGTTGGAAATCTGTTTATTTCCACTACTGGTACCGTTGATAATACAACGAAGTTAGGAGAGTTGCATGTTTATTATACAGTGCGTTTTGAAAATCTCCTAAATTCTGCTTTGGAAGCAGCTCCAATTAATAATCAAGTTTCAGTTTTTGTTGGAACAGCAGGAGAGGCATTGACAACAGCAACACCAGCAAATTTGTTATTTGCAGATGTTAATCCAGCTCATGGATTTACAAATCCTTTAAATATTGTCAATGTAAATGGAACATTCACACCACCGGCTGGAAATTATTTGGTGGATGTAGATTCTGAAAGCGCAAATACAGGAAATGGTACAATTTTTAAATTGCGTGTTTTGAAGAATTCGTTAGGAGTTTACAATAATGGAGTGAATTCAATTTTCCAACTTCCAAGTGGAGCCTACGTTAGTTGGGCAAATAATCAGACGGTCTTTGTGACTGCAAATGGAACTGATACTTTTAATTTTGAACAGACAAATACTTTTTCGACAGGAACTTCCACCATGGTGGAATCTGTTCGATGGACAGCTATTTGATTGGATCTCAGTCCATTTAATGGGTGTGTGTGAAATACTGAGGATAAAGGTTACCCATCACACTGAAAGTACCCCTCAGGGGTGGAGTGGAGACGCGATGATCCCCCTGTTGATCAAAAATTTGTAAATAATAATGATAGGTATAATAATTATAGGTAATAGGTTTTTATATGAGTGGGTTAAAGTGAAGAGACTTTCCCTAGGGTTAAATTCCCGTAGTCTGAAAAGACTTCCGTTAGTGACTACACGATAGAGAGTCAGATCCCTTATCTCAGAGGTGTCTGGGTTTAAGTTACTCGGTTACTAAGTAAATCGAGCTCCGTTTGAGGACCAACAACGGTAAAGGAGGTCTAGCCTTAATGGCAAACTTACTCATAAGGTGAATGGGCGGCAGATAGCAATGTCGATATAAAATGCAGAAAATGGGAAACCGTATTCGGGTGTAATTTGCGACTGGGAGTCGTCGGGAACGTGTCTATGCGCAAATTAGCGAACTGTGCGAACAGGCTTAATGTTGCTATTCGAACTGCGCCGTATGCGAGCTTAGATATAAGTACCGATGATGGAAGTCCTATTTTCCCACCAAAG